TGGAGACTCGAGGTAACCGTGTCTGAAGCTGTGAATACCTGGTTGTGGCTGGTTTCTGTAGGCGTATTGTTCAATGTTACCATCCTTCTTGTTTCTCGTTGGATCTTGTGGGAGCGTTTGACCCGATACAATTCGCTTGGCTGGAGCAACACTGAGTGTGTCCGTGCGAAGACCGGTTTCCGAACGGTTGGTTGTGCGCTTCGTCTTTTCGTGTTCTCCGCGTGGAGTTCTACCAGACATACCTTGCGCACGCCCAAACGTAACTGGAAGGCGTTCGGGCAAGAAGGCCGTCTTCTCTGGTCGATTATGAGACACGAGACCAACGCGTCCACGTCGACCACCCTTCGAATCGTACGCTGGACCAGATCTACCTGGGAGTGTAGTCAATCTGTAAGCGCCAACATTTTCTGGATTCACACGCAAAAGCTGTTGGTAACCACCGTAAGACTCCACATTTGGATCCACACCCAAACCTGGGCCAACCAATCTCTTTTCAATTGGAGAAAGGTTGTTCATTCGACCTGTATCATACATTCTGTTTCTCATATTAAGTATTTCACCACCCGCACTCTTTTGTTGGGGCGCGATGTCTCCAAAGTTACTCACGACACCCTTATTTATGTAAGGTTGTTCGAGTGGGTATTCTTTGAGAGGCGCCGGAGCCTCTTGAATGTCTGGCGTGAACACTTCATTCGTCGCCTGAACTGGTGGTTGTTCATATCTTTCCACTGGTTGACTGAGTTTCCGACCTGCGTAAATAAGACCGGCTATAGCTGCAACAGATATGGGATCAGCCATTCTTATTTCTTATTGATATTTTTATTTACGTATCTTTGTGTAAAAAGACCATTTTGCAGTTCAGCACGGGTACTCATTGGTTCGTAGCTCATGCTTTGCAAAGGCAACTTACATTCCATATTTTGGAGTGGGAAATAGTTGTTTTCGTAAGTTCTCGCGAGAACCTTGTTGAAACGAGAAGTCGATTGTGGTCGGAGCTCATCACTCGTTTCGATAAATTCCGCTGGGGCACCCTTACCAGCCATGTATGGCGCAGTTCCGTAAAGAGTTGTGTTTGGTCGACTCGAGCCATAGTTAAGAGTACTGGGCTGAGGGTACACAAACACTTCTTCGGTTGCGCAGTTCACTGGAACGGCTGGGTTTTGAACCAACTTAAGACCGGGCTGCAATTGGTAAGCCATTTATTATTACATAAGATTTATTTATCTAGGCGTGCGTGAATCCGTGCATACCACTTCTCTTGTCTCCGTTTGGATCGAGGCCGGCAAAGGCTTCGAGTTGGACACCTCGGGCATTTGGATCGCACATGGTTGGATCAGATTTGCACATGGGTTGGTTTTTGCGTCCATACAACCACTCCGCAAATCCAGTTTGATCGCTCACTGCGGTAGTCACCGGGCTGGAAACAAATTGCCTAGACACGGCGTTTTGTTGGTATTTTGGCAACGTAGATCTAGAGCGAGCTGGTCCAAATGGTGTGTTACCCACGACCATGTTATCCACTTGGGTACTCACATCTGGGTACGCACACGCACCTGGGCGCTCTGGGTTATCACCCATCAAATAATTCGACATTGGGTTGTCTCTGGTAGGCAATTGGCAATTGTTATTCACCGTATTGTAGTATTCAGCCCCACCCTTCACCATTTGAGACTTTTCCATTATATAAAGAACACTGAGTGCGGTCGCAGCGAGAATGAATACACGAACATCACGCTTGATGATGTAGTGTACGCACGCGGCGTAGATGATAAATCTAGAGGCCGCGTTCACACGCTCGGCTGAGGACTGTAATTTAGTTGGCCAGAATTCTGGGACTTTATCCGTTCTCACGAGTTGTTTAGGATCATTGAACCAAGAGCTCATTTATATATATTACGTTTATTTTTTCAACATACCACCCAGCATACCTTGCATGGTCTTCATGAGAGCGGATTCATCAATACCGGAGCCATCACTTTCCATTTGATCGGCACATTGCTTTGCAACCTTTTCAATCATGGAGAGAGTGTCTTCTGGGATACTACTGATAGTGGTACCGAGCATGTACAAGGTTTGAACATATTGCCAAATAGCATCCTTTGTGCCATCGGAGATGCTGGACCAATGACCTTCGAGGTTAATATCCTTCAAAAAGTCCAAATTCTTGAATTCGTTGATGAAAAACGTATCATCCTTGGCGGAAATCTTATCCGAAAATGGACTCACCCCCGCCATGAAACCGTCTACGACCAGACGCGGGTTAGTCTGTCGCATGAGTTCAAATCCCGACATACATTTCTTGATGCCCTTTTCTTCTGGAAACGTTTTGTGCAATTCCGCAAGAAATTGACCCATCATATCATTGAAAGCGTTTACAGAAGCCATGGTTATTAACTATTGAATAATAAGCGATTATTCTTTAAGCGAATGGTTCTGTAGATATGCTTTCTCTCTTACCTAGACCACCTGAAATTATAAAATAAACAAGAATAGCGTTAAGTGCGGCTGGTTTAGTGTACGCACTGGTTGGTAGCGCACCCTCGTTATTAATCTTCGCCTTTATGTGAATGTAACCAGCCGTAATCAAACCGGCAATTATACCGGCCCAAGCGGGATCTCTCAGATAGTCTTCAAGTTCCATTTAATTATAACCAACTTTTTTTGCACGAGCATCTGATGCGTCTGGGAAAAGGACGTCATCATCCTCTTCTTCGGTCATCTGTGGCTCGGGCATTTTCACGTTACTGATCGTCTTAAACTCGTTATCCAAGTGCGACCCACCTTCTGATGGTTCTTCCATGGGTGGTGGCATCATGGGTTCTTCAGTTTCCCCCATTGGTTCCGAATCCATTTCTGGTTGAGGTTCCATTTCCTCTGGTTGTGGCTCCGACTCCGGCTCCGGTATTTCGTCGGAGAAATCGGGATCTTCCGTGTCTTCCATGGTTTCTCCTATATCGATGTCCTTGTTATCTTGAGACATGTAGGTTTGGAGAATTTGCTGAACTGGAATGAGTTCTCGAACAGACGCTTCGATGGCCGTGGATATACGTTGATACAACTGATCGTTACGTTCGTATTCATTTTGCGATTCGTGGAAAATGTATGGATCCTTGTAAATATCCTTCGCCACATTGTTGTAACACGTCTGCACGAAAACCTCGTTCGTTGGGAGTTTAAGGGAGATCTTCTTGTTATCCTTCCCTAGACGAACAGAAGAAAGAATCTTTACGCAGCTCACGAAAACCGCTGCGAGAAGGTCGTTAAACCACGCGATGCGATTGGAGATAGCGTCCGTGTGTTGCTTAGACATGGCTTCACTCCAGTTTGGAACCTCCTTCAAAAGTTTCTGGAACATGATCAAAACCTTTCTTCCCTTGGACATGGTGTACGCCTCATCGTACATTTTTTCAAAATTTTCTATCATAACTGGACACATGATATCACTCAATTGACCCAAGTATTCTCGTTTGGCTTCAACCAAGATATTGAGGTTATCCATTTATCATAAAATGAAATTTTTTTAATAGTTGTTTTTCGCATTTCCCCTGTATTTATTGGCAGCCTTTTTCAAATTAACAAACGATGGAAAATCACCGAAGTCTTCGTCGTGTTGTGGTTGTTTTTTTGTTTGAGGTTTATTCTTTTTAACACTCCACGTGATGTATATTTCGTAATCATTAACCATAGATACTTGAAATCCACCCAATTCGAGTTGACGTTTTATGTATTGCGTTGCTTTCAATCTATCGAATGTTGGGTAACCAACGACAAACGCTGGTATTTCTGCGAACAGCTGTTTATTTCCGAACTCTACATTTTTTCGTATCTTGTTCGATATCTGTTCGTAGATCTTAACGTACGTCTCCTTTTTGAGACGGTTACGTTTTTCAGTTATTTTAGATATCTCATCTACACTGATCATTACAATATCTTAACGAATTATTTTTGCAATAATTCAGGCGCTGCGACTGTCTTCGTTTCGACCAGTTGTGGGCGTCCATACATTTCTTCGGCTGAACGCACGACCTTTTGAGTGAGTGGCTTAGACTTGATAGCATCGAGTTCACTTCGCCTGACTTGGGAAAAATCATCAAATTTGTATACGTCTACATTAGACGTAAACACGGTTTCATCGACCGCCTTATTCACACCGAGTGGTTGTGTGCGAACACCGTAGATCATCACGATTGGTTTGTTTTCAGATATACCGCGCACGTAACTTTCCAAGATGTCTCTCGCCTTCTCGTCTCTTTGCTGTTGCGTCAAAGAGTCGTCGATGATGAGGGCGGCTATCTCAGCGAGCTTCTTGTCTTGATCCTCCTTGGATTTCGTGTAATTTCTGGTAGGTGCACTTGGATCATTGATGACCTTTATGTCGGAAGACACGGAGAAACCGAATGGGAAACCACCGCGCTTCATGATCATAAACATACACCTGTATATCTCTTCACCGGTGACCTTGTCTCTGTACTTTTTGACCGACGTGGTTTCCACGACGTAAGTACACAAACCTGTGATTTCAGACACGCGTTTATTCGTTTCGAGGACCATCTGTTCCATGACATCGTTCGACACGGTAAAGTCTTCCACTGGGTCATACAAGGTGAGATCTATTTCTTTCTGATTCACGACTTCACCCTTTTTGTCCGTGAATTGCTCTTTCCTGGACAACAACATCCAAATAAGTAACACGACGAGTACTATCACGAGTACGTTCATTATTATAACCCGACAAAATTTTTTCATGAGACTGGTTTATACACTGATATACACGACATCTAACCTATTTTGATTTTATACATGTATTTTTGATTACAAAGTTTAGAAAAAAAAATAATTTTTTTTATTTCTTTTTCCAAAAAGAAAGTGTAAAAAATAAAAAAAATATTTTGTAAACATTTAAAATTTTAAATTATGTATACTATCCACAAAATGAGACCAAAAGTATACCTTTATGTAGTAAATATATCTAATTGATACCTATTTTGATTTTATACGTGTATTTTTGATTACAAAGTTTAGAAAAAAAAATAATTTTTTTTATTTCTTTTTCCAAAAAGAAAGTGTAAAAAATAAAAAAAATATTTTGATGCGTCGGTATGAGTTAAAGTTTTTAATACCATAATTTAATAGATGTCACTTCTAATATATAGTCCCAAGTGTAGTCACAGCATAGACCTGATTGACTACATCAAGCGACAACCACAGCTTAGTCAGCTCGTGTCTTATCATAACATCAATACACAGGGTCTTCCGCAACAATATAGACACAAAATTCAGCGCGTTCCAACCATGCTCACGAAAAATGGGAAGATACTCGTGGGTAACGAAATCAAAAATTGGTTAGATTCTCTACTACCAAACAAAGAGATCGACGTGTGTGGTTTCGGCAACTGTAGCATGACTACCATAGACGGGGACACCGACGCAGACATTTTTAATTTGGATGACTACGGTCAAACTCTTCAGCCACCCATGACTGCTGAATTACAGGCAAAAATAAGCCAGGATGTATCGCAAGCCTATAATACAAACATAAAGAAATAGACCTTTCTAGAAAGAGATGAAACTCGCGACGATACAGGCTAGCGCCATAAAGTCTACCTTTGAGGTATTAAAGGATATACTTAATGACGTGAATATCTATTTTAAGCCGGATGGTATGTACATAGTAACTTTAGACACGGCTAGGACATCACTCGTAGACGTGTTCCTTTCGGCTGATAATTTCGAAGAGTACACGTGCGAACAAAACATACTGGCTGGTATAAACGTGTCTAATACGTTCAAACTTTTGAAGTCTATCACGAATAGCGATGTACTCGTGATTTCCATAGACTGCAAAGAATTCATGAACATCGAGATACACAGTGAAACCAAAAAGACGTGTACCAAGTTTGCGTTAAAATTGCTCGATATCAACGAAAGTCAAATCGAGGTTCCCGAAGTTAACATGACGACGATCACACCCATGCCGTCCATAGATTTCCAAAGAATATGCAGAGACATGTACAACATAGGCTCTGAAATAGAAATCACGCGTGATGGGTACATGCTTCGCCTCAAGTGTTCGGGTGATTTTGCAAACCAGGAGACTGAGATTCAGTGTACGGAAGAAAGTCCCTGTATTTCGGGTATTTATTCCCTTCGGTACATGAATATATTTACTAAAGCTACGAGCATGTGTTCGAGTGTACAGATAATGCAAGAGGAAAGGAACAGGTTTTTGATATTAAAGTATAACGTCGCAAATCTGGGTGAACTTAAATTTTACCTCGCGGCTAAAACACGCGAAGATCAGTAATGTAATCCTCGCGCGTACTCAAAATCTTCACCTTACCGAGTGCATTTTTAAGTTTTATTTTTGGATATTCTGATTTCA